GTCCAAAGTACGTTTTGTTTCGACATGCAACCTCAATTGGCTAAATTGAGGCGTGCCTATTAAATGCACTCGAATAGCTGTCATTACTTTAACAATGTTTCTCATCCCATAAAGGGAACGGCCGAAAAGCCGGTGTTACTCCATGTTAGTTCATATCCCTGAAGGGAGCAGCCTCGATATAGGGTGTCCAGTGACTTAACACAAGGACATCCCGCACGGAAATGGGATCAGCCTACATAATAACCTCCAATGCGATCCCCGTTAGAGAAGGTATAAGTCGTCGTACCTTGCTTGTCCAAGACACGAGCGCGGATGCCCGACCTTGGGCAAAACACATGGTAACGAAAATCATCACCCATAGCATGGAAAACCTCAATGCGTGTGCCCTTAGCGACACGAACATACAGGTATCCGTTCCCCCAATTAGCAGAGACATCGGGAAGCCCGCTTGCACGTTCAAAAAGGGGAAGAAAGTTGTACTGCGTACAAAATGGGACACTCACATCAATCATAGAGCACTCACTAGTGTACGGGTACGTCATCTCCCGAGCAATATTCGGAAGATACCAGGGGGCCCCAAGCCTCTGAGTTCCGGTTCCGTTGCCGGATGTCAGGTAGTAGCTATCAGCGGAGCCAACGACCATGTCAACAAAGTCATCATTAGTCGTAAAATTTTCATTATAATCTTGAGGGGTGTACCAGACCAAACCTGGTCGGGCCCCATAGACGAAAATCCGGTACTTAATATGACCAGACCACCCCATAAAGAGCCGGTTCCAGTCGGAAATTGGTTGGACTACGAAACGGTAGACATCGTAGTCCGTTGGGGTTGCCTCAACATCATCCCGGATCGCGTATTTGTCGAGATACCACGGAGGCGAATAGGTTAGGTTCGCTCTTTGCGGTCCTCTTAGTGAGATCGGAATATGCCGACGCACTAGCTCATGAACGTCAGTGACACAGTAATCAAACTTTTCTCCAAAAGTCAATTTACATGGCTTGTTGGAGGGCAGTCTTGTGTTCGCACTAGTCGTGGCTACGGTCGTCTCAGGCCCTGCGACATCTTCTCCCCCTGACTTATCACCAATCGCATCACCCTGAGCATGATATGGGGTAGCATCAGTCCCAAAGTTAATGAGTGGGCACGGCCGAGGGACAGCAACACGTACGTTCTCAAATCGGACGAATACAAGAACGTCAACGGTTCCTGAAACAACCTCGCTCGTTGCTTTCAACTCGTTAAGCACAGTGAAAGCCACAGACCCAACCGAATAATCCCGGTTTCGAGCCACACCACGACCATTGTTCGTCCTGATGAACTCTTGCGAGTTGTTATACTCAACTTTAAACGACGCCCAATCCGAATCGCCGACAAAATCAAGCGCATGATTAATGTAGACGTTAAGTTCACTAGGATTAATACTGTCGTCACCGTAGCAAACCGAAGCCAGCAAACGTCCCGAGTGAAAACTTGTCTTGACCACGCAAAGATCAAACACGATATCTGCCCTCCAAAAGCTGAATTGGTTAAGCACTGCAACGTTGACTGGATACTGGATAGTCGTGTAAGTCAAACCCGAAGAGGAGGTTCCAAGAAAATCAAAAAGTGAATCCAAACGTAACGTCAGCTTGTTTGTGTTTGCGATGTCCACTGCCGACCAGGAGAATCGTGTTAAAAACCCTTGCTTTCCACAAATCTCTGAGATAAGTGACTCATGTCCGTCACGGATTGAGATGGGCTGGTAACTCATCTCAGCCTGATGTAGCTGTAGTGCTGTAGTCACCTCAACTCCGTTTGACTTACTCATAGATGAAAACTGACCCGCAATCGGGACCGACCCACCAGCCAACGGGGGATTGTCCATAGGGATGGAGGCGTCGACCTTACCATCTTGAGAAAGCTTTCCTCCGCCGTCAACTCCAGCTTGAATAGGCATATCACCTCCAATGTTACCAACACTGTATGAGTTCGTCACATTGGTAGTGGACACATTTGATCCTTGCGCTACGTAAGAGCCGCTTGCAGCCAGAAGAGCACCATTAGGATCACGGGCAAATCCAAATGCAGGGGCAACCCCAGTAGTTGGAGCAACCGGAATTGGTCGCGGGATCTTGAAGTTGGCGTCAAACGACACAAACATGGTTATATCGCAATTCCCCGCCGCCACAGAGACCAGAGGAGAGAACACGTCGACCTTAATGGATCCCAAAACCTCCTTGAAGAAAGCCGCGTTGGTGCTGTTCAAAGCGGATCTCCAATAACGGAAGTTAATATATAATTCACTAGTAGAATTCTGGCAAGGTCGCAGCCAAGTATGATTATATGACGGCTTAGACCCGCGATCGGGAGTTCCCGTGTTCAGGGGGACATGGTAACAAATACACATGCCAGCCTGTGTCGGAGTTCCGTTGACTTGGAAAACAATCTTGACATCAGTCACTGAATACAAGAACGAAGTGAACGGCATGTTCTGAACGTTCTGTTGATCAGCAAGACCTAGGAGACCGAAAGGGACATCTCTAGAGACTAGGTTAGTCCCCTCAACCTGAGTTGAGTTCCATTTGACTGTGTAGCGTCTCATAAGCGAGTTCGCACCATAATTGATGTCTGCCGTGTTATCGTTCAACGCCTTACCGGCTAAGGACTTTTGATCCTTCTGCGGGTATGGTCCTGCTGTCACACGGGTATCGGTCATGATCTTCGTCATTCCAGTCCTAGTCACGGTCGGCGTCGCATCGGAAACCGCTTGCTCCATTTGACCTCCGTAGATAGGGAAGTCGGAACCGGAGTCTGTGGTTCTCGAAGCCACACACAGACCCAAGCTTGCCCA